ATTGAACACTGCTTTATGTGACCCCCACTATTTAATTTTTATAAGTTCCGGTATACTCAACGCATTGGAGCCACAAACCGCTACCAGAGATACTTACATCTATGCCAATTGTAGTCACACCTGAAACGGGTATACCCCTACCTTTCGACACAACGCCGGAAGAGATTGAGCAATTTAGGGAACGTGCTAAAGCCGCAGTTGAAACAATCAAAGAGTTGATTGAGATGGGTGGTGAGGTAGATATAGATGAGGATGACCGGCGCAGCGCCCGGCATGCTGTTGGTAGTAACAGTATTAAAATCACTGAACAAAATGCAGGTACTCTAGTACACCTAGAAGCTATCCTGAGTGAATACGACCGGGACTTACTCAATAGTGCTACCCGTCTTCGTTCTTATGTAACCAACAAACTACTTATCGAGACTGTCGATGAAGATCCAAAGGTGCGTCTTAAGGCACTTGAACTCCTAGGAAAAACTTCTGGGGTTGGGTTATTTAGTGATCGGTTAGAGGTCAACGTGACTCACCGTACTATTGACCAGATTGACAACGAACTTGAAACTTTGCTCGAAAAGTATATGGGGCCTGTTCAACTTGTAGAAACTCAGACCGAGCAAGAATTAGAGAGTCTGCTGCATTTGGATGATGAGGACTTAGGGTTTGTTACTAAAGAGCGCAAGAGCGGGGTAAGTGATGCTCAACCCTGAGCGACTAGAACAGATCAAAGCTAACAAGCACCTGCTGCCGCCAGAAATAAGAGCGAAGCTAGGTGAGTTAATTGCTGCGCGTGAAGAGTTAGAGGTCACTACACAGGCCCAAGATAGTTTTATGGTGTACACCAACTACGTCTGGCCTAACTTTATTCATGGTGCGCATCACAAAAAGATGGCTGCTGCGTTTGAGAGGGTAGCTAAAGGTGAGTGTAAGCGACTGATAATTAACATGCCGCCTCGCCATACGAAGTCCGAGTTTGCGTCTTACCTGTTACCAGCTTGGTTTCTAGGTAAATTTCCCGATAAGAAAGTTATTCAGACTAGCCACACGGCTGAGTTGGCTGTTGGGTTTGGTCGAAAAGTGCGTAACTTGGTAGACAGCGATGTTTATAAAGACATTTTTCCCGGTGTGGCCCTACAAAGCGATTCTAAAGCTGCGGGTCGCTGGGCGACGAACAAGGGTGGAGACTACTTTGCTATTGGTGTGGGTGGCGCTGTTACAGGTAAAGGCGCTGATTTGCTCATTATTGATGACCCACACTCAGAACAAGAAGCAACAATAGCGGAAACAAGTCCCGAGGTGTACGACAAGACCCACGAATGGTACACATCAGGCCCTCGTCAGCGTCTGCAGCCGGGTGGAGCCATCGTCATAGTGATGACTAGGTGGTCAAAGAAGGACTTGACGGGTCAAGTACTAAAGTCAGCAGCCCAAAGAAGTGGTGAGGAGTGGGAAGTCATTGAATTTCCAGCACTTTTGCCGTCTGGTAGACCGCTTTGGCCTGAATTTTGGTCTTTAAAAGAGCTAGAAGCGCTTAAATCCGAACTTCCTAACGGAAAGTGGATGGCGCAGTACATGCAGCAACCCACAAGTGACGTCTCCGCGATCATAAAGCGGGAGTGGTGGAAGATTTGGCCTGATGATGACCCTCCATTTTGTGAATTTTTGATCCAGTCGTGGGATACGGCGTTCTTAAAGACCGAACGTAGCGATTATTCAGCCTGCACGACGTGGGGGGTGTTCTACCAACCAGACGATACGGGCATAAATCAGGCCAATATCATCCTGCTCAATTCGTTTAAGAAGCGTATGGAGTTTCCGGAATTAAAGAAGAAAGCGTACGAAGAATATAAAGAATGGGACCCAGATGCCCTGATTATTGAGGCTAAAGCCTCGGGTACGCCCTTGCTATTTGAGTTGCGGGCGATGGGTATACCTGTTCAGGACTACACGCCGAGTCGTGGTAATGACAAAATAGCTCGGCTAAACTCTGTTGCTGATATATTTGCGTCTGGGCATGTTTGGGTTCCTAATACTCACTGGGCAGAAGAATTGGTTGAAGAAGTAGCGTCGTTTCCGTCCGGAGAACATGATGACTTGGTGGACTCAACGTCTCAGGCATTAATGCGGTTCCGTAGGGGTGGGTTCATCCGGTTAGCTAGTGATGAGCAAGAAGAGGTTCGTGAGTTTCGTCGCAGAAGAACTGCGTACTATTAGGACGACTTATGGCGACTCAAAAATTTATGGGAAGAAACCAGCTCATAGACCGCTTAGCAGCGCAAATGGGTGATAAGGATTTGGCTATTAAAAAGCTACAAGAACGTGGGCATCTAAAGGATGACGGTAAAACGTTTACCGCAGAAGGTATGAAACGCAATATGATGACTGCTGAAGAACGCGCCAAAGATAGGGCATCTAAGCGGCAAGGCGTTCCGGCTTCACGATTTAATTACAACCCTAAAACTAATACTGCACGGCGAAAAGGTTAAATATTATGGCGATCGAGAAAGGCTTGTACTCAGCACCGCAAGGGCTAGAAGCGCTGGATGAAATGAACCAAGGGCAACCCGAGCTGGAGATTGAAATTGAAAATCCGGAGTCAGTGACTATTGGTATAGACGGTGTGCCCATACTAGAGATTGAGTCGGGGGAAGACGAGGACGATTTTGACGTTAACTTAGCCGAAGAGATGGACGAGTCCGAGCTACAGAGCTTGGCGTCTGAGCTGGTTAGTGACTATGAAGATGATGTGTCTAGTCGCAAGGATTGGATGCAGACTTACGTTGACGGCTTAGAGTTGCTTGGGCTTAAGATTGAAGAGCGTACTGAACCTTGGGAGGGCGCATGCGGTGTGTATCACCCACTGCTAACCGAGGCGTTGGTTAAGTTTCAGTCCGAGACGATGATGTCAACGTTTCCTGCCGCTGGGCCTGTTAAGACCCAGATTATCGGTAAAGAGACGCCAAATAAAAAGCAGTCAGCGCAACGTGTCCAAGAGGACATGAACTACCAACTGACAGACATAATGCAGGAGTATCGTCCTGAGCATGAGCGCATGTTATGGGGCTTGGGGCTTGCGGGTAATGCATTTAAGAAAGTGTATTACGACCCGAACATAGAGCGTCAAGTATCTTTATTTGTGCCCGCCGAAGATATCGTGGTGCCGTATGGTGCGTCTAATATTGAGACCGCCGAGCGTGTAACACACGTTATGCGTAAGACCGAGAACGAACTGCGCAAACTACAAGTTGGTGGGTTCTACAGAGATGTTGATTTGGGTGAACCAAACAACGTGTTAGACGAGGTAGAGAAAAAGATTGCCGAGAAGTTGGGCTTTCGTGCGACTTCCGATGCGCGGTACAAGCTACTTGAAATGCAGGTTAACCTTGATTTAAAGGGGTACGAGCATGAAGAAGAGGGCGAGCCTACAGGGATTGCGGTACCTTACATCGTTACAATCGAAAAAGGATCTAACACAATCCTTGCAATCCGCCGCAACTGGGAACCAGACGACGAAACTCACGCAAAACGACAGCACTTGGTGCACTACGGCTACGTACCGGGGTTTGGGTTTTATTACTTTGGTCTTATCCATCTTGTTGGTGCTTTTGCTAAGTCTGGTACCTCGCTGATTCGTCAGCTTGTTGACGCTGGTACTTTAAGCAACTTACCCGGTGGATTTAAAACTCGTGGTATGCGTATCAAGGGCGACGACACACCTATTGCTCCCGGCGAGTTTAGAGATGTAGACGTACCTAGCGGCACGATGCGCGATAACATCTTGCCTCTTCCATACAAAGAACCTAGCCAAGTGTTGTTAGGTTTGATGAATCAAATCGTCGAAGAAGGGCGTCGCTTTGCTAATACAGCTGATCTTCAGATCAGTGACATGTCGGCTAATTCACCAGTCGGCACCACACTAGCAATTTTAGAGCGTACGTTAAAAGTGATGAGCGCTGTTCAGGCGCGGGTTCACTACTCGATGAAGCAAGAGTTAAAGCTTCTGAAGAAAATTATTGCTGACTACACCCCAGAAGATTACGACTACGACCCAGATGAAGGTAGCCGCAAAGCTAAGCGCAGTGACTACTCTAACGTAGATGTTATCCCTGTAAGCGATCCGAACGCCAGCACAATGGCGCAGAAAATTGTTCAGTACCAAGCTGTGTTGCAGCTGGCACAAGGCGCTCCACAGATGTACAACATGCCGTTGCTACATCGCCAAATGCTGGAGGTGATGGGTATCAAAGAGGTACAGAAACTTATTCCTATGGATGACGATCAGAAGCCTACAGACCCAGTGTCAGAAAACCAGAACGTGCTAATGATGAAGCCTGTCAAAGCGTTTGCGTACCAAGATCATAAGGCCCACATCACAGTGCACATGTCTGCGATGCAAGACCCGAAGATTATGCAGCTGCTTCAAAATAATCCTTCGGCTCCACAGATTCAGTCTGCAATGATGAATCACATGAACGAGCATCTTGGGTTTGAATACCGCAAGCAGATTGAGCAGCAGTTGGGTATGAACTTGCCCGCGCAGAAAGATGATTCTGGTGAAGATGCAAACATGACCCCAGAAGTCGAAGCACGGCTCTCTCCATTACTGGCGCAAGCAGCACAGCAACTCCTCCAGATGAATCAGCAAGAGGCTCAGCAACAACAGGCACAACAGCAGGCGCAAGACCCACTTGTCCAGATGCAACAACAAGAGTTGCAGATTAAACAGGCTGAACTTGAGCGCAAGAAGCAGAAAGATGCAATGGATGCGCAGCTTAAGCAGCAGCAAATGCAAATTGAGAAAGAGCGTATTCAAAGCCAAGAGCAGATTGAAGGAGCGCGTATTAGCTCTAAGGCTGAGCACGACAAGAAAAGTGCTGAAGACAAACAGCAACTTGAAGGCATCAAAATTGGTCTTCAAGCGGAACAAAGCAAGCGCGAAAGTGATGCTAGACAACAGTATGAAGGTATCAAAATTGGTTCAGATGTTGCCATTAAACAACGTCAAATGGACTTACAGGCTAGCCAAAGAAATAAACCGACAAGAGGTGAATGATGGATGCGTTCGAAGTAATCATCAAAGAAATTGATGCAAAAGTAAATCAACTCTTCGAGTATGTAGGCACAGGTAAGCCCGAAACATTCGAAGAGTACAAAAGACTGTGTGGTGAGATTAAAGGTCTTCTCACGGCACGGGGTTATACCATAGACCTTAAAAACCGCATGGAGTCCTCAGATGACTGAGATTTTAATCGGCTCAAACCCCGATAATCCACAAGTAGTAGGTATGTACAGCTCGGAGGCCACCGCCGAAGAGAAAGCAAAGCAGTTACCTCGTCCCTCTGGCTATCACATCCTGTGTGCTATCCCTGAGATTGAGAAAGAGTATGACAGTGGTATTGTGAAAGCCGATCAAACAATCCACAACGAAGAAGTACTTACAACAGTGCTATTCGTAGTTGATCTTGGTTTGGATTGCTACAAAGACCCAAATAAGTTCCCTAGTGGTCCGTGGTGCAAGAAAGGCGATTTTGTATTGGTCAGACCCAATTCAGGTAGCCGACTGGTGATTCACGGGCGTGAATTCCGCATGATTAACGATGATACGGTCGAGGGTGTTGTAGATGACCCACGCGGTATTAAGCGCAAATAAGGAGTAAATATGGATAAGGACGAATTTAAGTTCCCAGACGAAGCTGAAAATGGGGACAAAGCTGAAATTAAGCTTGAGATCGAGATCGAAGACGATACTCCCCCTGAAGATCGTAATAAAGAGCCAATGCCCAAGGAAGTAGTCGAAGAGCTAGAGCAAGACGAGTTGGAGGAATATTCTGACAAAGTTAAGCTGCGTCTCAAGCAGATGAAAAAGGTTTGGCATGACGAGCGTCGCGCTAAAGAATCTGCCTATCGTGAACAGCAAGAGGCTATTGACTACGCTCGCCGCGTTACGGAAGAAAACAAACGGTTAAAAGAGCGGTACACAGCTGGTGAACAAGAGTATGTCCATACAGTCCAGAATGCTGCGGCTATGGAACTGGAAATGGCGAAAAAGTCGTATAAAGAGGCTTATGACTCTGGAGATGGGGACAAACTAGTAGATGCTCAACAGGCAATGCAGGATGCTAATTTTAAGCTACACTCTGCAAAAAATTATCGCCCTACCCCTGTACAACAGCAAGAAATTGAAGTACAACAGCAACAAGTATCCCAACAGGCTCCTCGACCTGATAACCGTGCGATGGCGTGGCAAGAGCGCAATACTTGGTTTGGTCAAGACGAGGAAATGACTGCTGCGGCTTTAGGCTTACACGAAAAGCTTAAACGCAACGGTGTTCTTGTAGGATCAGACGATTATTATGCGACGTTGGACAAGACAATGCGCAGACGATTTTCGGAAAACTTTGAGGATTCTGAAACAGAAACGAGAAATACGTCTCGTACAAAGTCCAGTACGGTTGTAGCCCCGGCTACTAGAAGCACATCTTCAAACAAGATAAAGCTAAAGGCTAGTCAAGTCCAAATTGCTAAAAAACTTGGTTTGACCCCTGAACAGTATGCCCGTGAAGCACTAAAACTGGAGAATTAACATGGCTGAAAATAGACTTACCCGAGAGTTAGAAACCCGTGCAACCCAACAGCGCCCTAAGCAGTGGGCACCGGCGGAATTGCTCCCTGAGCCGAACAAACAGGCTGGGTTTGCTTACCGATGGATCCGCGTTTCTATGCTTAACCAAGCTGACCCACGTAACCTTTCTGCCAAACTCAGAGAAGGCTGGGAGCCGGTAAAGATAGAAGAGCAACCGCAATTCCAACTGCTAGTTGATCCCAACAGTCGGTTTAAAGACAACGTTGAGATTGGCGGGTTATTACTTTGCAAGACTCCTTCTGAATTTGTTGAGCAACGCAACGAGCATTATGCAAAGCAAACACAAGCCCAGACGGAAGCTGTAGACAATAACTTAATGCGCCAAAGCGATGCGCGGATGCCACTCTTTAAAGAGAGCAAGTCTGCAACAAGCTTTGGAAAAGGATCTTAAATTTAATTTTTGGAGTTAAACATGGCTTACCCCACTATTGACAAGCCTTATGGCTTTAAGCCGATCAATTTGATCGGTGGTCAGGTGTTTGCTGGTTCCACTCGTAAGATGCGTATTGCAAGCGGGTATGCAACTTCGATTGGTTTCGGTGATCTACTGATTCGTGCAACTGACGGTACCGTTGAGCGCTCGGCTGCTACAACTACTAAACCTACTGGCGGCTTCGCTGGTGTGTTTCTTGGTGTTGAGTTTATCAACTCAAGTACTGGTCAACTGCAATTCCAACAGAACTTTGTTGGTGGTACAACAGTAACAACTGGCTACATTACAGCTTATGTTTGTGATGATCCAGATACACTGTTCCAAGTTGCTGTTGTTTCTGGCACAACGGT